TGGGTAATCAATACACCACTTTTTCGTTAGATGGCACCGAATACGCCTTGGTTAATTTTAGTTCTGACCAGAATAACGAAGTTAATTACACCGATTTACCCGGGTATGAAGGCGTTAGCATCGATGATATTGCACCGGAAGGCGAGATTGAAATTCTAGTACCTGATCACGGTGACTTTGACCCATACGCCATTATAAATAGTGAAGCTGAAGTGTTTTTACCCTTCACGCTGCAACATGGTACCAGTGCAGGCAACATCGTGTCGTTCTCCAATACCCAGTTGCAAATTCTTGGGGTGGGGTATGGCGAATTTGAAGGTAAACGCACTTTCGTGATGCCTTATGGCGCTATTAACAAAAATGTGTTGGCGGTGAGTTAATGAAATTACGCATTGTTAAAAAAGAATCGGTTGTGTGGCCAGTCACGGTAAACATACCTGTTGATGGCGGTAAAGTTGAAGAAGCCAGCTTCTTTGTGCGGTTTAAACGCCTCAGCGAAACAGAGTTCGACAAATTGGCCAAGGAAGGTCAAACCTCGTTGCTAGACGCTGCCATTTTAGGCGCGGGTGAAACAGAAGGTGACATTGAAGAGGTAACCACAGCTGACAAGAAAGCGCTGTTATCAGATACCAACTATCGTGTTGGTCTATATAACGCGTACTTGAAAATGGATGCAGGGGTGGCGGAAAAAAACTCCTAGAGGCCGCCCAAGCTTGGGTTGGCCCTAGTGTTAGCAATAGCGACAAAGAAGAGTGGGTAGCGCAACTTCGAGATGGCTACGGCATGACAGAGGCGCAAATTAAAGCGCAACTACAAGCCGATGACGACTTTAAAGATCGTGTTCTGGAATTATTACCCGAAAACCAAAAAGCATTTTATTGGTTTTTAGATGTAGACGACTTGTGGAGTTATTCCGAAGGTATTCGGGTTGCGCTGGATTTACCCGCAGTTCTGGCAGATGCACAAGCGTGTGACAGGACATACAGCCACCAAGACTACCAAAAACTGCGCATTATCAGCCGCAACGTAGTCGCAACGTTATGTGAGCGAGCCCGTGAGCAACAGTGACCTAGATATAATGATTAACTTACTGGCGAATACCAAAGGTATGCGCCAGGAGTATCAACAGGCCATAGCGCAACAGGTGGCACTAAATAAAGAATTAAACCGCGGTAAATCAGAGGCTACCAATCAAGCGGGTAGCTTTACTGTTTTAGAAAATGCGGTTGCGAAGTTAGACACCCACCTTAAACAGCTGGTTACCCAGCAAGCCGCATTAAATAAGGAAGTGAGTTTATCTAAGCAGCAAACAAACGCTGCAAAAACGGGTATGAACCAGTACGAAAATATACTGGAAGATTTGCAGAGCGAGATTAAACAAGTCATTTCTAGCCAAGGTGAATTAAACCGAAGCATGCGCACAACAAATACGAGTGCCGCATCCGCTACTCGAAATATCAAACAACTAGAAACGCAAACTCGAAGCTTTGGTACTGCTATGCGCCCATTGGCAGGCTACATTGCTGCGTCTTTTGGTTTATTGGCTGCGCAAAATGCTGCGGTAGATATTAAAGATACCCTTGCCGATTATCAGCAGTTCAGCACACGCCTTCGTTATTTAAGTGAAGATACCGCTGACTACAGTAATTCAATGCGTTATTTAACGACGTTAGCTGATGAACATGGGAAGTCTGTGCTGGTGATGGGGGAAAGTTACGCCTCGTTAGCTGCATTGCGTAAAGGCGACATAATTAACCAGCAGCAACAGCGTGCGCTTATGGAGGGGTTAAGTAACGCCCAAAGCGCGCTAGGTGTTAGCACTGACCAGCTTGGTAACTTAATGTACGGCTTAGGGCAGGCGCTCTCTCAGCCTAAAGTGCAGGCACAAGAATTCAACCAGGTAATGGAACCTATTCCAGGGTTAATGCAAGCCATAACCCGTGCTGCTGGCCTACAAGGGCAAACTTATCGTGACTTGGTGCTGGAAGGTAAAGTAACCAGTGAGATGTTCCGCAACGATTTAATTAAAGCGTTAGACGAATACGATGGAGCAGCAAAAGCGAACATCGATAATATTACTGCACAGGAAAATGCCCTCGAGAACTTGCGAATTCAAACGGTGGCCGCCTTTGAAGATCCTATTTCCAACACCTATGGCGCATTGCTAGAAACAACCGGCGAAGCACTAACTTTCGTGCGTGACAATGCCGAAACATTAACTACTGCTGTTGAAACATTAACGGCAGTTGCACTGGTTCGTGGTGCAGCTGCTGTGAGTAATTACGGCGTGGAACTAGTTAAAAAGACGACAGCACAGCAATCGGCTACTGCCGCCACCTTAAATGCTGCTAAAAAACAGCATGAATATAACTTATCACTACAGACCGCCGCTAAACGATCGTTAGCGGTAGCGAGTAATGACACTTTAAGGGCTGGTGCGATTACCCGCTTAGCTACGGCTAACCAAGCAGTTACTGCCAGCCAAATAGCCTTAAATGTTGCCACCGCGCAATATTCTGTGGTTGCTCGCACAGCGACGACAGTGGCTCGAGGCTTATGGGCGGCAATTGGTGGAATACCAGGTGTAGTGTTACTGGGCACTTACGCACTTTATGAGTGGGCATCATCATCTGACGACGCTGCCAACAAAACGAAAAAGCTTAACGATGAGGTTAAGGCGCTTCAAAGCACCATGAACCCGTTTGCTAATTATACGAGAACACAAGCTAGTTCTGCGCTGCAGCGATATACAGGACAATTAGCATTAGCTACACAGCAAGCCGAAGAAATGCGCGACCGTTTTAACAATCCTTACTTTGAGACGACCACAGAAGAAGTGATAGCTGCGGAAAAAGAAGTAGAGCGGTTGACGAATATAATTCAGCAACTGCAAACCGTGCTTACTGATACGGCAGTAAAAGGGAAGACTCCTTTAGTCGACGTTGACGAGCTTGCCAAGCAACAAGAAGCCGCTGCAAAGCTACTGTACAACCTGACTATGCAAAAGGACACTTACGGCCAAGTAGGTGAGGCTGCGCGAGTGGCCTATGAAACCACCTATGGCTCACTCAAAGATTTATCTGCAGAGGAAAAAGCGGCATTAATTATTGCTGCATCTCGCTTAGATGCTCATAAGCAAGACGTCGACGCGAGAACCGAGCAGAAGAATGCGGTTAAAAATTTAAATGATGAAGTCAGTAAGCTGATTGCTAAGCAGAATGAAGAAATTAGTTTGTTTAGTGATTCTAGCCGTGAAGCGCAAGTACGTTACGACATTGAATATGGCGCGCTCAAAAATATCAACGATGAATTAAAACAAAAACTAATTCTGCAGGCAAAAGAGCTAGATAACCTTTCCCAAGCAAAATTATTGCAAAGTAAAGTAGAAGGTATTGCTGTTGGTACCATGACGCCAGAGCAACGCGAGAATGCCAATCATCAAGATAACCTAAACACGCTAACAACCTACCGCGACAGCTTGCCCGAACAGGATTTAACCAAACGCCAAGAAGTAAACCAGCTTATTGAAGCCGAGCAGCGCCGGCATGCTGATGTGATAACTGAAATACAAAGAGGTGCAAAGTTTGATTTTGATGCGATGTGGTCAGAGTCATTCGACCGATTTGCATCAGGAATAGGTGAGGCTACAGCCAGTGCTCTTTTTGATGCAGAAAACTTGGGAGATGGTTTAAAAAGTGTCACGTTAGCTATTGGCAAGCAGGTTGTAGCTACTTTGGTTGAGGTGGGAGTTAAAGAAGCCGCAAACTGGGCTTTAAGAATGGCATTACGGAAAGCTGATTTAGCCGATGATGCCGCAACAACAACTTCATCGGCTGCAATAGCAGTGTCTACTGGTGTTCCTACAGCTGTTGCGCTAACAGCTGCTTGGGCTCCTGCGGCCGCAATGGTAAGTCTTGCAACTTTAGGCACTAATGCAATAGCGGCAAATACAGCAATTGCTAGCACAGTTGCATTTTCAAAAGCGGCTGGCTTTGCAGGTATGTTTGATAAAGGCGGCCGAATCCCATCTGGTCAGTTTGGTATCGCAGGTGAATATGGCCCCGAAATTGTAAAAGGCCCTGCGTATGTTACGAGCCGTGCAGACACAGCAAACTTAATGAATAGAACAGCTGCTAATGATAGCGGTGCAGGAACCGTCATTATACAAGATAACAGCACATGGAATGTGTCGGGTGGCGACACTGAAGAGGTTATTGCGAAATTAACTCCGCTTCTTAAAAAGCATCAGGAAGACACTCTTGCACAGGCTGGTACGCAATTGAAACGTGGTAGAGGCCCCGTTTACGAAGGATGGAGGGCTGCGCGATGAGCTTACCTATTTTCCCTCGACATATATTACCAAGTTCTTTGCAATTCAAAATTGTGCCAAACAGCGTGGTAAACACAGGGCCAAGCCGTGTATCTGAAGTCTGGACCCGCCCAGGCTCTTATTGGACATTCACTGGCACATGGTCGGGTATTCGTTATGCCGCTGGACGGGAGTTAGATGTGTTTATTGATGCCTTAGATGGTAGTGCTGGCGAATTTATGATGTGGGATAGCACGCATACGCAGCTGGGCGACTGGAATGGCACTGTAGTTGTTGATGGGGGGGAGCAAACCGGAACTGCATTACTTATCCGAGGTGCAATTGCGAATACTTTAATTGCCCCTGCAGGTGATAGGTTTCAGTTAGACAATTTTTTATACAAGCTCACCGAAGATGCTGTGGCCGATGCAAATGGAGAATGCACCTTACGTTTTCGGCCTCAACTTCTGAGTATACCTACAGACGGTACGGAACTTCTTACTGCGGATCCTATGTGCAAGATGATGTTACCCGATAACCAGCAAGGGTTGAATTTTGCGTCTAGAAAATTGGTACTGAAAAATTTCAGTATTGCTGGCTTCACGAGTATTCGCGCATGAGACATTTAGACCCTCAAATAGAAGCACTGCTCAGCGCAAACAACAAAAGTGCCTGCATTATGGGTTCAATCGTATGGCCTGTAGGAATGGTTCGCTTTCATAACGGAGTAGGGACTATTCCGTGGGAAGGCGAAAACTGGTACGGCGTTGGGGGAAACGGCTTCGTTGATATTGTAAAAGAGGGTAGCTCGCCTACCGTGAATTTGAGTTTACAAAGCTCAGATGCTGGCCTTGTAGCAGAGGCCATCACAGATGATGCCGCAGGCGGTGAAGTGCGCTTGTATTTGGGCGTTTTTAATGAACATCAGCAGCTTGTTGCCACACAACTTGTTTTTCTAGGCATTGTTAATAAATCCCCCGTTCGCTACTCAGCTCCCCCTGTCATCACTGTTGAAGCAGTGAGTTATTCACACCGATGGAGTTTACCTAAACGTTATACAACCTACAGTTCAGGAAGCCAGCGCGCTATCTATCCCAACGATAGTTTTTTTGACGATGTTGAAGCGATAGCGAAAGGCCCTCTAAACAGTTACAGCGGCAGCAATGCAGTAAGCGGTAGAGCAAGCGGAAGCAATAAAAATTCGACGAGGCAACGATGATTCGATCACATAACTGGACTGACTTATTGACCAATTTTATTCAAAGCCGAAGAAATACTCCTTTTGTTTGGGGTAAGAACGACTGTTGCTTATTCCCTGCAGACGCGGTGCTAGCAATGACTGGCGAAGACAAAGCTGCCGATTTCAGAGGTACATACAACTCAGCTATAGGGGCAAAGCGAGCCTTAAAGAAAAAGGGGTACTCAAATATAGAAGAAGCGCTAACAGGTATTTTAGGCGCGCCAGTGTCGAGGCTTTCTGTTCGCCGCGGCGATGTTGTATTGGTCGATTATGAAGGGCAAGAAGTTGCAGGCGTTATGTACGGGCAGGTTCTTGTTCCTGGTGTTGATCAGCTCGCCACTGTCTCACCTCTAAATATTAAAAAAGTTTGGAGGGTAGCTTAGTGCCTGCCGTGGTAGTTGGTGCAGCAATTGGGTTGGGCGCGGCTTCAGTTGTTGGTGTGGGCTGGGCTATTGGTATAGGAGTCGCTGGGGCAATTGGGTTCGACGCGTTAATGGACTCAATGGTTCCAGACATGGGTGGCATAAGTACTAGCAGCCAAGAATTGAGTGTAGAAAGTAACCCTACACGCACAATGGTAGTCGGTGAAACCATTACCAGTGGACCAATTACTAAATATGAGAAACGGACAATTGGGGATAAAGAATATCACTTATTCTTTGTACCGCTTGCCGCTCATCTTTGTGAAAGTATTACGCTTTATCAACTCGATGGGGTTGAAAATAACCAGTTGAGTGGTGAAGGGTACCGTATTGAAGTCGCGTTAGGTGACCAGACTACAGTTAATACCAATGCACGTAATGAAATGGAAAATATAGATAGCACATGCGTTGGTTACGGGGTGGCTTATGCCTATAACAAGTATGAGGTTAACCCTGATATTTTCCCAAACGGCGTGCAAGACGTTAAGTTTAAAGTTAAAGGAATTCTGTGTTACGACCCAAGAAAAGATTCGACGATTGGTGGTGACGGTTCGCACCTTGCGGATGACGAAACAACATGGGAATGGACTGATAACGCTGCACTAATTAATTTTTATTGGAAGCGCTTCGGTGGTGATATTGTGCTGCCAATTGAAATGTTCGACATTGCCAATATCGCATTCGAAGCGAATTTATGTGATGAAGAAGTTACTTTTACTGATAAAGACGGTAACACTCACACCGAAAAGCGTTGGACATGCAATGGCATTATTGATTTAAGCCAGGGACAGAGGATTGTTGAAGACGAGCTATTAAAATCCTGTGGGGGGAGATGGACAGAAGCAGGGGGTAAATATTGGTTGCTCACAGCTGCGTACCGTGGACCCGCTACGGTCAGTTTAACTGATGACGATTTGCAAGGTGAGATTGATAGACAGCCATTTACAGCACTAGAAGACAGATGTAATGCAGTGGTTGCGGTGTTTATCGACCCATCTGCGTATTATCAAGAGACGAATAGTACTGAAATATACAGTGATTATTACCGCACTGTACGTGACAAGCGTTATTTGCAACATAAACGTGAGTTGGGCTACACAAACTCGGATACCATGTGCCAGCGCTTAAATCGATTGTATATGGAGCGCATGGCGGCCGGTGATACGTTGAGCATACAGGTGGGTTGGAAAGGAATAAAATGCCCCCCTGGCGCTGTGATATCCGCCAATTTTAAAGAGGCAGGGATCACCAATAAAGAATTTGAAGTTGTGGGATATGAATTCGATGCTGAAAATTTCATATGGTCGCTTGTATTGCAAGAAACTGCAGCGGCGATATACGACGACTCAGTAATACCAGCCGAGCAAGATTTAACGCCTGGTACATCAATAGATAACACCTACGTTAAAGAGCCTAAGAACGTAAGTTACACACCTACCCCCAATGACGCTTGGCGACAGGGTGTTTTAACCTGGTCACACGACACCCCTACGAGCATTCGCCGCTATGTAGTGTTAATTACCCGCTATCCAGATGATGGTTGGCAACAGGTGTACTACCCAACTAGCCCAGCACAAGATATTAATAATTTAACGTTGGGCGATTATCGGGTAGCGATAGCGGCTGAAAATCGCTTCGAAAAGACCAGTGTTGGTACTACCATTTTATTTAACGTGGGAGCAACTAGCACACCGACTGGCGATATTGGTGTAAACATCTTGCCAGGTCGCGTTATTGTCACTGGCCCCACCCCACCCAATGCCGGCGCAACATATGAATGGCGATATTCATTTGATGGCGATACAGAAGAAGATTTCAGCAGCGCACTGGCTGCCGGCAAAAACTTAACTATTACCATTACAAACACCCCCCACGGTGGAACGGTGGTTGTGTGGTATCGGCTTGTAAATAGCAACGCCGCCGACCCTAACTGGCTATCTGTCACAATTCCGAACTTGCTGGGCGTAGACGCACAGGAATTTGTACCTGAAACCTTTGCGTTAATTCAATGGCCAGGCTTGCCGGTCGCACTCGGTGAGCACATCGATAACATCACCAATGATGTAAACCTATGGAGCACAGCAACCAGCGAGAACGGCGAAGACTACCAACAATTAGTTTACCAAGTAACCACCGTTGGACAGGCCAATCAGATTAACCAAACCAATATCATCGGCTTGAAGCAGCAAGTAGGTACCAAGACAGTACAGGCCCAAATATCCGAAAATAACGTCGTGCAAATTGGCTATGAAGACGAAGACGGAAACTGGATAGTCGGCGCACCTTTAGCTCGAGCATTCCAAGAAGTGAAAGTCACTAATGGCGAAGGCGAAGAAGTCAACGTGATTAGTTTTATGCAAGCACTAGAGAACTCCCTAGGCGAATTGAATGCAGCTTACTATCTTGGAATCATCGACGAGAACGAGCAATTTACAGGGCTAGAGATAGCCGGCGGCAATGGCAACAGCGACATACACCTTTATATGGACCGCTTGAAGTTCGCCAGCAAAGCCGGCGTGGTTTTCTTCTCGCTCAATACGATAACGGGCAAGTTGGAAATAGGCGCTGATACAGAGTTCAAAGGCACGATGAGAACTGCCAGAGAAATCAACATAGCACCCGATGTAATGTACATCAGAGATTACGCTGGGTTCGGCCCCGACAACCTACATGAATGGAAGGGACCACCCATTCTAGACGCCAACGGCGAACCAGACTGGGGGAATTTAACAAAAGCCAATGCGACCATGCGCTGGGCAGATGCAATTAGTGATTATTTCGGTGGCACCATTTCATCAGGAATACTGAAAAATTCAGGAACTTCTACGTTACTCACCCTTGACCCAAGCGTGACTGTTGGACCATTCACAACGAATGGCAACCCTAAGCTTGTCAACGTGAGCTTTATCTGGGGCGGGATATGGCATTCAGACGACGAATGCCCTACAAGCGACGTGGTTACACCATCAGCCACCGTGAAACTAGAACGGTCACTGGGCGGGGGAAGCTGGACAACCCTGCAGACATTACAGGTAGTCGGTGAAATGACCTACACCGAGCTCAACGAGCCAGAAGTGAGCACTCAGTGCGTGGTTCAGGAAACTACTAACTACGCCACCACCTTCACTGATACTCATGCAAGCACGGGAACCTTTAGCTATCGCCTTGTGGTATCTAACCAGCAACGGTATTTACACCCGAACTTCATTACACATCAATCACTATCGCTAGTGATCACCGAGGAGCCTCAGTAGTGAGCAATTATGCGCGAGACTTCAGTGACGTAACAATCACAGCCGGCAGTGACACACTGCAGATAAATAGCAATGATTCAAATTTTGCGATAGCACCAGGTAGTCGACTTTTTCTAAATGACTTTTTGCCAGTGACCGTGACTGCAGGTGACACAATAAACCGCACGCTAACGCTAGCAACGCCATGGCCACACGCAGACCAAATCAACGTGCCAGCTGCGCTTATTCCCATTGGCTTAGGCGATTGGCTATTGCAAGCGCTAGATAGCAACCGTGCAGCCTATGAAGCATTTGTAGCAACCATAGAAGGGCAGGAAGAACCGTTAACAGAAGTTGAGTGGGGCAACATAGTCGCATCAACGCTACCGGAGTTTGTGAAGCGCTGGGGGAAATACAGCGAGATAGAAGATAAGCCCGATTATGCTCAAGGCTGGCCAGATTTTGAGAACGTTACTGGTAAGGTTTCTCAGGAGCAGTTACCCGACTCAATTGAAACGGATAGCAAGCGAACTCAGGCGTTAAGCCCACCTGTTGAAAACGATCCATCGCTTACACAGCTATTAGTTGAATACCTAAAGTTAAAGCAAACAGAGACCATACCAACGGCCTCACCTAACAATCGCCGAGAAATCCTTACCGATGACATACGCGGATTGGTTCATGTTGCTATGCCAGATTCGTGGTTTACGGTGCCTAATTCGCTGCAAAGTCGTAAATTTATGGTGATGCCTAGTAGTCGTTATTTAAAGCTCAATGCAACGTATACGGGCGATATTACGCTTCGTGTTTGCCCGATGGGTAACGGCGGCAATGGCTTGCCAGGTAATCCAACACTCGCCAATCATAAATGGCACACCATAACTGCAAGCGTAACCAACTTAGCCACCATAGGTGATGGCTTTGTGGGCGTGATTGATTTTATTCAAATGGGCAACCGCTGGGAAACCCTAGACACTGAAAAATCACACTTCGAGTCAATTAACGCTTATTACACTCGCGACAATGACGCGTCAGTTTCCAGCCCCTTTTTAACCTTCTCGCTACGTAGTGATGGGTATTGGTATAGCGAAGATATGACGCCTAGCAGCCCTCACACGTTGGGTGGCAGTTGGGTTCAAGATGGGAATACTTTCACCGTAACTGAAGCCACTGGCAGCACAGATGCCTTACGTTTTTTCGCGGATGCGTTAGACGATTACGTATTTGAGTTGGTTCTGGTCGTAAGTTACGTAAGCGGCAAGTTGGCTATCACCAATTCAAATCAAGATCCAAACATTATTTATTACCCTGGCACCGGACGGTATATCACCAATGACCGCATTTACTTTAAGCGCGGCGGTAGCTCTGTTACTGCAGCGTTCACGGTTGAGTCTACAAGAATGAGAATGCCGCACTATGGATAGATTGTTTGATATTAATTTAACCGTGGCGGCTGGCTGGACTGATGGCACGGAGTGGTCAGATTGTAACCCCGCGCAAGAAGTTGAAAATATTTATCGCCGTGAGTTTTCAGGTAGTGAAGAGGAAGATCCAGAATACCGCATAGACCCTGGCGATAACTTCTACATCGGATCAAATGCCAACCAAGTCAAAGATTGGACGCCCCGCACATTACCGTGGACTTTCGATATAGACAAAGGCCGCGAAGGTAATCCGCTTTCGTTTTACTTCGGCTTACAAGTCGGTGAACGCGAGATTGATTACAACCTTGATAGCCACAGCCCATGGATTCAAAACGTTTCCGGTGATTTTATTATTGTCGGCGCTAACTACCATCGTTTCTTCGGAATAAAAGCCAAAGATTCAGACCCCGCATTAAAGCTAATCAGTAACAATCGCGGCGGCGAGGTGTATAGCGCTTCGCTGAATAACGCGGGGCTTATCGAAACACAGGGTTACGCTATGTTCGATTGGATATTTAGAAAGCTAACATTCATCAATACGATATTTAAGTTTTTAGATATTCCTACCGGCTCAAGTAACGTAAGCACGCAGGATTTCAATGTAACCGGCACCGGTGACATTGGCATGGTTATTCGCTCCGGTCACTCTGATATGGAAGTGATCGGCGGCAAGATAGTTAATGAGAACCACAATTACAGCGAAAACGAAACGTTATTGCATGGCTTAAAAATTGAAGCCGGTGATGCTGCCATTGTTCGTTATGTGGAAACTAAAGGCTTTAGCGGCAACGGTTTTAAATTTGAATGTGAAATTGATGCAAAGGGCTTGGTATCTCAGTGCGATGGCGCAGGAATAGAATTTCAAGAATACTCAACCGCTCGCGATTGTATGGTGAGTTGGACGAGACAGCTAGACGGTAACAGTTTCGCGTACTACTTCCACAAAGGCGGTGAGCTTAATAATTCTGGCTGCAACTTAGATGAAGTGGGCGGCTTAGGTGTTGTTGTCGCGGGGCCAAATGCAACGGTAACGATTAACGGCGGCGATTATCGCGCTCATTTGCCTTTACCATTCTTGTCGGCGCTCGGTCCTTGCACGTTCGTTCTCAACAACGTAACCGTTAATGGCATTCTCTATAACGAAACGATTGAATTGCTAGAAGGTGAAGCGTGGCGGGGTGAGAAAGCCACAGTAACTCTAGACTCTATGGAAGTAAGCGCCAATAAAACGCTTTACTTACCATACATGCACATACCAGAGCTAGCCAATGCTATTGCCGTGCAGGGTTCAGAAAGGCCGTTTCAAAATGTGATCACCTTGCCCAGCGGCGCAAGAATACTTCCTACCGTAAATGGCTCTATTCGTTACATGCCTAGCACAGCATGGCTTCATTTAGACCCTGGGGAAACGGCGATTGATTATTTCCGCTATTCCACTGAAACCCTTATATACATGCACCAATTCATTATTAAAGGTTCTGAGGAGGTAGGCCCCAAAGTTGTGCAGCCTAATGCGTTTAGCGGTTCAGGCTGGACTAATACCAACGGTGTTTACACGACAACCGGCACAAGCAATTCACTTACCGCGAATTACGCCTTTGAAACCGATGAAATCTATCAAGTCATTTTAAACCTTACTGATCGTTCAAGTGGTTCGGTTATGCCGAAACTTGGCAGCGCTATACCAAAATATAGCCACAGTATTGAGGGCTACGAAGTGTGGTTAATTCGCGCACCGGCTAACACCACCCAAATAGAAATAACCGCCAGTGGTTACAAAGGCACGGTGCAGAATATCTACGTGCAAAAACTCATAAGAACAGAAACGCCAGCAGTGCCAACATTAAGCGGTGAAGCTAATGGCTCAGATATTGATTTAAGTTGGCGTATAAATCCAGTTCGCCGCTTGCGGGATGACTACGTTGCGGATATTCACATTCAAAACCAAGAGATGGCGCTTAACGACCAAGATGGCTACCGAATGTCTAGCAGTGCGGGAAAAAACTTCTTTTTCGAGAATGTGAGCGTTCAGAACCGACGAAATGGTATTACTTTAAAAGGGGCTCAATCCCTTGAAGTTGATGGTATGGACTTCATCGGCGGTTACGGACTGACTCTGCAGGATGGTGAAACCCTGAAAGACGATTACCCCAACTCAACGTGGCAAGTTGCGGTAGTGGGGGATTTATATGGTCCATTTGTTGAGAACCAACAACTCGGAAATATTACAGCGAACCTATTGCTCAACTCAAACTATGGCAACTACCAAGCAGACTTTGGCAACTCTGACATTATTGTTATCAATAGCTCGAATTACGATGAAGATAGTTTCTTATATAGCGCCCACATTTATAACCTCGATGGCAAGAACGGATCAGACTCAATAACAGATCTTAAAAAGCGCACCGAACTGGTTAACAGTCGTTTAGAAGGTGCTTGCAAGATTACCCGTACCCATAAGCACGGATGTGTGACGCTAGCCAATAACGAATACATTCAAGGGTACGGAACCCGCGAAGTGTTTTCGGTTAGTGATAGTGCCGCTTACTTCGAGATTTGGAATTGCACCGTTGATGGTGTTCGCTGCGTTAATAACACGCAAATGAATAACCAGAAAAAAGACGCCAATTATTTCTATGAAGGGCGCGGCTTATTGGGTGGTAATCATTCATCAATTGAAGTGCTAAAAACCTACCCCACGCTAGACGACTTAAACCGCTTCACAATGACCGATATGGAATTTCAACATAAGAACTCCGGTGGCTCAAGTTGGTATGGCTTGAATTTGGAAAATATAGACCTCCCTGGGGTTGTCGGTTGCTTTAAACGCTCAGTTAACTTTTCAAGCGGTACTTATGAAATCCGATGCCGTTGCTTTAACGGTGCCTTAGTTGGCGCTTGGTCTAACACAATTTCAATTACAGTATAAAGGGCGAATAGAATGGGTATAGTATTTGACGGCAATGGCCATATAGGTGGATTTATTGCCAATTTAACGGGGGATTTCGATGTAATACTCCCCACGATAGAAATAAATGATTTTTTCGGGTGCATTTTTAGTAGCAATAGCGCCGATAGCTTTATACAGATACGGGAAAGCGAGGTTAGGCTCCGCATGGGCGAGGGCGGTACGACTGTTGATGTACCCCCAGTGACTGTTCCGTCTACTATTACCGATGGGCGCATTACCAGAGTAGGCACCACTGTAACGTTTACGTTTGGTGGAAATACCGCAACTGGTACGTCAAGTGGGGTGTTAGATATTAGAGGATGGGGAAGGCGTTCAGCGGATGCTGCGTATTTTTTGGGGAAAATGTCTGGAGTTGCTTCAATAACTGGCGATTCTGATGGGGTTATAACCCATGATTTTGATGGTGGAGTGAACGGCGACACGCAACTCACCAATACATCAGGAGATTACGACCACGGAACATTGATAGGGTTTACTACTGGTGGTTTTCAGGGGGCTGCAACGCCTACACCTAGCGTAGCGAATGCAGGTGCAGACCAAAGCAACATTAGCGCAGGTGATGAGGTCATTCTTAATTCATCCGCTTCAACCGGAGTTGTTAGCCGCTCATGGTCTGAGGTTACAAGCACAGGCGTAACGCTTAGCGATGATACGGCGGTTAGTCCGACATTTACAGCCCCTAGCTTTACCGAACTAACTGAAATCACATTCTTACTGACTACTACTGGTAGTGACGGTACAGAGGACACCGATGAAGTTAGTTTCTTCGTGCTTGAAGATGGCGTAGCGGTATCCGACCCCACAATAACAATACTAACGCCTTATGCATATCAAACTAAAGAAGCTGATTCTTTGTTTGAGGCCATTTTCAATTTAACAGGTGTAATTACAGATTTGCCAGCAGGGGCAACAGCAGAATACCAAGTTGACGATGGCAATTGGATAACTGCGGCAACTGATTCAAGTGGCAATTTTGCAACTGATGTAATCATTACTAAGCAGCAGAAAATCACTGTAAGGGTAAGCACTCACACAGATATTACTGATGTTGTTAGTTATGTAACATCTGCGCCTACGTGGTTAGCTTGGTGGCAATCCAACGAATCGGGGAGGGGGGCTAGTACACAAAATAGCGTTAGAAATGAGCTTGCCGACACCGACCCAAGACCCACAATGTTTAAAAATGGGGTATGGCAACGCTTGGCTGATCCTACAAGTGAGGATAGTTCAGGCGGTTCTACATGGGTTCGTATTGCAGTTGAATATGCCAAACTCGGCATTCCTATTGGTGTTATTAACGTTGCTGTCGGTGGTACGAGTATAGAACGTTGGTTGCCTTCTAGTAACGATTTGTGGGATACCAGAATCATTCAGGAAGTGACCGAAGCGGATTGCGGAATAACCTATACCACTTCACTAGGCGGTGAATCGAATGTCGGTACGGATAGTGCAACTTTACGAGCTTGGCTTGAGGAAATGATTAACGCCCTACATGCAGAGTTTGGCAGTATGCATTATTTAACATACGTGCCGAGAAGCTACGAAAACGGGCTAGGTGACACCCTTAGAGGTGAGTTTGATTACGCCATAGAGAATAACCCTTACTGTAAGTTTGGCGGCGATACCTCGGTGGTTGACCTTTCAACGTCTGGCGATGGAACACACTTAAATTCAAGTTCTCAGGTTAATGAAGCCGCCTTGATTAGATTCAATGCTTTTACGGCGGTTTCTGAAGAAAAAGCCCCACCAACAGCTAATGCCGGAACCGACCAATCAGTGTTGGCGGGTGCAACCGTTCAGCTAGACGCATCTAGTTCAACACCAGGCACATACCCCATTGCGTCATATGAGTGGACGCAAACTGCTGGCGACACTGTTGCACTTGAAGATGAAACCACCGCAACCCCTACGTTTGAATCCCCAGTTACCACGGCAGCACAACGTGTGTCGTTTGATGTGATTGCTATTGATACCGACGGTAACCGAAGCGCTGCAGCTGCTGTTCACATCGATGTGGCGGCGTTCGTAACAAGTGCGCTGCTTAAGCTGCTGGATACTCGACGCTGGGAACTGCATCACGACGGAACCGTGCAGGCGTTTGAAGGTAGGGCAAACCGTGAGGCATTTCGTTTTAAGTTAATACCAGATGACGGTGTTTTAAATGATGCTGATGGTTTCTTTAGATTCGATCAGCCTGGTATCGATGCCGTTGAAGTTTTATCGTCGACGTCTTCAAGTGTTTCATCCACTGATGACCCAGATATGATTCGTGAAGTAGTGATAGCTGCGCGAACAGGTGATTTAAAGGGTGAAGACCCTAACAATCTTGAGCTCACGTTTGTGTTGTATGTCACCGGTGATAGCGACGGGTTGGTCATGACAGCCAGTGAAATGGTGCCTTATCAAAGCGCATCGTATTTCAGACGGTAATTAACGTACAGGACGCGAAAACATGAGTTATAACGAGAAAATTATTAACGGTATTGTTGTTGAAGAGTACGTAACAGCAAGAATTGTAAGAATAAAGTCGGAAGATGGTATTTTTAAATTCTTCGCTCAATCTGAAGGTGAAGATAATATTACCGTGTATTTAGGTCACGGCAATCTTAGTCCAAAGTATAAGAAAATAATAAAGATTTGGGCTAAAAATTCTGGTATACGACAGGTTCGCTGGGGGCGCGGAAAAGAAGCGGCGACCATAAGCAACATCAGCTAAGCGGAGGTTTTGCCCTAACGCTGCGCGGTTTCCGCCGCGACAATAACACCATCTAATTTCGCAATTATATGGTGTTATTTCGATGGCTGAACCTGACAAAAACCCAGGGCCACAAAATTGGCTATATCTCAACTCGGGAACTTTAATGCTTTCGTTGTTGATATTTTTGAGTAATTTCGTATTCGACGATATTCAAAACAAAGACTCGCAACTGCAAGAGGAAGTTAAAAAGCTGAACATCGCTATGGCTGAGTTGAAAGCGAGCGTTTTACCGATGATCACAACGTTTAACTTGGCTAATCAAAAGCGCTATACCTCTGATGATGCATTGCGAGACCAGGGGCGATGGCAACAGCAGCTGGAAGAGGTAAAGACACAACTTCGTGAACAGCAGTCAGAAAGTCGTGAACTAGACGACAGACTCGTAAAAGTCGAGTTGCGGTTTTGACTATTGAACTGCTACGACATAGCACTGACGAGCAAGGCACACCTGGCAATATGTTTATTGGGCCATGGTTTGCGCATACCTTAGAGCTACCATGGCGCGATAACTTACCTAATCTAAGTTGCATTCCTGCAGGCGACTATTCCATGCGACTGGTTAAAACACGCAAACCTATTGGTGGTCGTTCTCATTTATACCTCATAGAGGATGTACCCCAGCGCAGCAGCATTTTAGCTCATGCTGGTACATGGGCAGGTAATAAAGAAAAAGGGCTGAAAACCAGCGTACTAGGGTGTGTTCTGATTGGTTACCGCACTGGAGTACACCAAAACCAACGGGCTATTTTTGATACTCGACGCGCCATTGGCGATTTTCACAATATATTAGCTGGCCAGCCAGCTCGCATATCAATACGCAACGCATGGGAGCAAGAAAATGTTTGAATGGTTAAGTGATGCACTGATGGCCGTAGTAGGCGGTGGCGCTACCGGTATTCTAGGCTCTGCAGTCCAAAGTTTGTTTCAGTACAAAACAAAAGGGTTGGAAATACAGCAGGAAAAGTACCGACTCGATCACGATGCAAATATGGTGAAATTGGAAAGCGAGGCGAACCTTAGCATTGCAAGCCAAGAAGCAGCCGCACAATCTGACAATAATGCTTTTGTTATGCAAACGGCCAGCTACGGTCACGACAAACGGCAATACATGCCTGATACGGGTGCACCTACATGGGTAATTGGGGCGTTAGGTATTGTCGATGTAATACGAGGTATTGTGAGGCCCGCGCTAACGCTATACGTTGCGGTAGCGATCACAATTATACTGGTAGAAGCTAACGCGTTAATTTCAAAGGTTGATGGGCTAGATGTTGAACTTCGACTATCTGCAGCACAGGAAATCTGGCGTATGGTGGCATATATAGCCACAACCATATTTTTTTGGTGGTTCGGACAACGACCTCAAAAGAAAAACTAGTGAACACTCGCTCTTAACGCAAATTCAACTTCTTTCGGCGTCAAGCTATCAGCGCGCTTGTTCATTTCTTCTAATGTTTCAAGCGCATCTAGCTTTACTTTTCTGTCTAATTTTTCGGTGAGCTTATGCTCTTCTGCAGTTAAAACAATTAAGTCTAGCAACGCTAATTTCTCATCCATTGAAAACTTATAGTGGCTAATTGGCTTTATGTGGTCGTAGTGCTGTGCTTCTTGTCTTTTGTACATTGCGAACTGGGTACCGCCCTGCGTATTTTTAACCATACCTGGGACTCTATCATCGCCTAATAGTTTGTAAGTCCCGTACTGGCCTCGAGTAAATGCGGGGAATTGAAACTCTGGTAGGTCGAAATAATTGATATTACAACCAGTAAGGGCGCGCTCTATAGAGAACGGTGATTTATAGGGTCCGCACAATGTTTCGATTTGATGGTACGCAATACTTTTGTCTTTAAATGTATAGGCAGCCGGTTGTGTCAGTACGACAGCAGCAGATTTTAACTCGTCGTTAAAACACAAATATGCATCATATTCAGCATCTTGAGCATGAACACTCAGCATATTCTCGAATGCTTCCGTTTCTGTATAGCTATCTAACATAAAAGGTAGGCCGCGACCTTCCAGCAACCAATTCAGGTTTACATGTTCAGTGCGCATTATCGCAGTAAGAATGTCAGACCCGGGCACAACGTTCTTCAATAAACGGGCGGCAGTACCCGAAGAAAGTCCAAGTTTCTTGGCCCAGGGCGTCAATTTCCTATCTGCTAGCAGCCATTCCAAACGCTGCGTAAATTCTTTTTCGTGCGGATTATTCATAAACTTATTCTAAATCGGTATTAAAAAACCCAAAAAATGAATTTAAATCCCAAATATTGAATCTATAATAAACATTGTATTCGTTTGTATACATTCTAACTCAAAATAGAGGATTACGCAGTGTCTAACGTAAAAATCAAACCTATGTGCTTTCGGCCTACACCTGAACTCGAGCAGCGCATCAACGAAGCGGCGCTTCGAGAGCAGAGGTCAAAATCTCAAATTATCGCCTTGTGTGTTGAGTCGGGTATTCGAAGATTCGAAAACTCCCCCTCCACAGCTATTGCGCGTCAGGAGTAACGCATGCCTGAAGCGACTCAACCAGTAAAACATATAGATTACAGTTCAGCTGCAAGAGAAAACGGAACGTTTTCACATCTGTACTGCGAGGGAGAGCCTTCCACTCTAATGCTGGAGGTAGGTGCCGTCTTTCAGTATATGTATGGTTATTTTACTCTCACTTATTTTCATCGACATGGATGGGTGGCGTTAAATAGCAATAAAATCGAAATCGAAGTTCAAGAAGTTTTAGGCGAAATTGTCTTTATGCTTTTTTTCTGCCGAAAAGATTCTTCTAATTCCTACATCACAATTACAGAAAACGACGCACACGCCATTATTCTCACGTTTAACTGTGACATAAAAGATGATTTGAATGTGCTGGGATACAACAAGAAAGAAGTGATTGCCACAGGCTCGGACCAGGAGCCCGTGGCAGGAACTAACAATGCAAATATTCGAGGATGAACTAATGCAGAGTCAACGTAACTATAACGCAGTTTTACATGCTGCGCATCTGTTGCTGAAAAGTCACCCAAGTGCTGCAGAGATGTTTGCCTGCTCGCTAGGCAAAACGCCCAATACGGTTCGCAACGAGCTAAACCCCAATTTACCTAATTATAAATTAGGGCTGATAGATGCGGTTGAAATGATGAACTGTACTGAATGTTTCAGCCTGCTTTTTCAAATAAATGCAATGTGTGGGTTTGTGGCCGTGCCGGTCGACTTAAGTGAAAAACCAACCGAACGAGTGCTCGACAAATTCTGTCAATGGCAAGCTGCGGTGGGAAGAACATGCCAAAGCATTTACGACGCCATCGAGGATGACGTTATTACCCCCACAGAATTAAACGCCATTACCAGTGCCGGCAATAAAAAAATGGCGCAGTGGTTTGGTGTGCAAGTTGCCCTGCAGCAAGAAGCGGAGAGAAACCATGTCAGCAGAACCTAAAACACAATTAACGGTGGTTAAAGTGAACGAGAGTGAAGCGAACGTGAACGCATCGCAATCAGAAATGGATGATATGTCCAAATTTCAGTTACAGCTGATTATTAAGCGGTTAAAAGTGCGCGACACAATTTTAACGTCAATGTCTCAAGCGTTGTTGCATATGCAGTCAGCCGATTGTAACGAAAAACAAAAAAATGCCTATATGCACCTCATCAAGATGCAAGCCGAAATGGTGGGTTTGGAGTTACCAAATGAGTAATAACGCTACGGCTGTTCCTGCAGCTTTACGAAAAGCAGGGATCACCAAGGTAAATACAAACCGTGCTGGCCATCAAACTATTGCACTTAAAAATGGGGCACTTGGTTTGTTCTTTGGTGATGAATTAGCACAGCGCTTATTGGCCAAGCAAAACCGTAAGGAGCAGGCGCATGGCTGAAGTTAAAAGTTTAACCCGTGAAGAAGAAAAAATACTGTTTAGCACCTTACGTAAATTCAAAGATGTAGAAGCCGAGCGTGACCTTAACTGGATGCTGCTGATGCGCTATACCGCAAGGCGTGTGCAAACGGTGCACTTGTTAGATGAAGCGGATGCATTAGAAGCGCTGGATAAAGGCTACTTGCATCTGGCCTCGGAAAAACAAAAGGGCGGCAAGAAAGATAGCGTGCGTGGACTGGATAAAAAACAAGAGATTTATTTAGTTGATGCAGCACGAAAAGCCCTAGAAGCGCTATTAAAAATACGCCGCAAAATGATAGCAGCTAGCCCCGAGAGTAGTTATGACGAGCAGGCGTTAATTTTGTCTCGCCGCAGGCAGCGCATGAGTATTCGAGCGTATCAGCAGAGAATGACGCATTGGTGCAACACTGCAGGCATTGTAAAAGCCTCACCTCACTGGTTACGCCACACATGGGCAGTACGCAGACTACAAAATTCCACAACCGGTGAAGGGTTAAGGCAGGTTCAAGCTGTTTTAGGCCATGAACACATCACTACGACTCAGGTTTATACACAGCCTAGCCGCGACGACCTACGAAAAACAATGCAGGAGGCTGCGCTATGAGTGCTATTCGTCAAACCTTTAAACCATTGCGTGAAGAAATAAAGCGCCAGCATGAGCGCTTATTGGCCGATGCTGCGCGCCGTAAAAAAGAAGATCGTGAATCTGGTTTTGGGCAGCATCGAGAAGGAACTATTCACAATGTCTGAAACGTCTCCAGTTACCCGCGAAAACCTGCAGATGCTTGAAAGCGAATTGGTCATGCTCGAGCACGATATTGCTCGGCTTGTAAAAAAAGCAAAGGGCAGCGAAGTGCAGCCCCCTTTTGATGAGCAAATCAATAGCTTTATGCAAGACAACCCGTTGTTAATTGAGCGCCTAGCCGAGCTGGTAGTCATTAAAGCGATAGTCAATATATTTCGCCGTTTACAGCCCCAATAGATTAATAACGAGGTTTACACATGCTGACGTTAGATCAGTTACGAGCACGCATCCCATTAACCGACGCTGCCATGCGTATGGGCATGAAAATGAGCAGTGATAATGGGGTGCTGCAAACCTTAAGCAGACCTCAAAGTGAGGCGCCAGAGGTCATTATCAATGTTGAACACCAGGTATGGCGCAATGCGCATAACCAAGGTGGCGGTAATATTATCGATTTGGCCATGTGGTATTTCGATATCGATTACCCTGCCGCGAATAAAAAACTGCATGAACTCTATTTTCTGCACTTCCTGCCTACCATCGATGATGCAGACGATGAACAGCAAGACCTGCAAAAGCTAGCGTACATTGCAAGTAAGAGTTCAGAGAATCAAGAAGGCTGCCGTGTTTACTTAAAAAATGAACGGGGCATTCCCGATCACGTCATTAGTGCAGGCATCACCAATAAAACACTGGGTTGGACTAATTACACCAGCCCCAAATTAAAACAAGGCGAGCAACATTGGGGCGGTGAAGCCGTGAGCTTCCTTACCTATCAACCGAACACAAAAATGCTCGCTGCAGTCGATTATCGTTATTACGTACCAGAATTAAACGGCGGCATGAAAACCAAATCCCTAGGCCAAAAGAATGGCGTGTTTTGGATGCTGGACCCAAGAGCACTGCGCACGGCGAAAACAGTATATGTAGTCGAAGGGCCGCTAGATGCACTCAGTATTGAAGCTGCATTTTGGAATGACAAAACCACATGCGCCATTGCGCTGCGTGGTACCCAAGTTCAAGTTAACTGGCAGCTGTTTATTGGTAAAACTGTTATTTGTTGTTACGACCACGACGAACCCAAGCCAGACAAACGTAATCCAAATGGGGCGTTTCGTTGCTATTCCGCTGAAGCGGAATGGCGAATTCACGAAGGTTGTTTAGCCGCTGGCGTTCCCTGTTTTTTTGTCGACCGTTCAAAATGGGAATATGGCCAAGATGCCAACGACGTGTGGAAAAACATTAAGAGCAAGAGCCCGTTTCGTGAATTAGAGCCATGGCTTATACCAGGGTTAGCAGGAAAAGATAACGACGACAGCATAAGTGCGAAACCACGAGTATGGTTACCCCATCACGATTACCAGCAGTACTGGAAGTATCGGGTAAAAGCCGACTTCACCAGTTCAATTAAAATTAGCACCGACAACGAAGGTGACGAAAAAATTGAAAACATCGATGTGGCAGGGTTTCGGGTAGCCGGCCTTAGCCGCGTTGAAATTGCCAGCGCCAGTGCCACCATGAGTGGGGAGGAAGATAACAGCCCTCGAATTCAATTTGTGGCCATATACCAAACCACAAGGCACGGCGAAAAATTGCAGCGCCGAGTGATGGACGACGAGCAGCTGCATAACCTCGATCACTGGCGCAAAAGCGGACCAATTTATAACCCCCGCGCATTTTCTCGAATGCTAAACATATTTGAACGCACCATTGGCATTGGCAGTGTAGAAGCGGCGAACTTTGTAGGTCTTTGCTACTTAGGTGGCAAGCCCAGGGTAAACGAGGGAAAAGATTGTTTTTTCACTGAGCCGGCACAGCAATGTCCCTACCATAACTTTGCATTTCCCCGCGGTATGCGTGGTCATGCTAGTCAAGTGGTTGCCGCCTACCAAGAAACCTTCAAAGACAATGCTGCAGCCAGAGCACTAGTGTGGATATTAGGGGCTCAGTTGAAATTATTCTTAGGCTTTTGGCCGCATTTAATCGTGCAGGCAGGCAAGGCCAGTGGCAAATCAACGTTAATAAAACGCCTTGAGCGCACAACCGGCATGAAAATGTTTTCAGGCCAAAGCATGGGCACCGAATACCGCTTAATGACCTCGGTATCCGGTACTAGCCATCCTATTGGCTGGGAAGAACTGAGTGCCCGTAAGTCTGAAATTATCGCCCGTGCCGTGTCGTTACTCCAAGAAAGTTATAACTACACTGAAACCAGCCGTGGCAGTGCACAAACCCCATTCCTTATTTCAGCGCCTGTGCTACTGGCTGGGGAAGATGTGCCGGTAGAAAGTTTAACCGGTAAAACGGTTCGTACCGATTTATCAAACCGCAAAGGCCCCATGCTAGACGAGAGCCTACTTAAGTTTCCCATGTATGAATGGATTGAATGGCTGGCGAAGCTTGGCAAAAAGCCCGTGCTTGATAGCTACAAGATAGCGCTAGCTAAATGTCAGCACTTCAACCGTGCCAGGGAAGACGACCGAGGCGCAGAGCGTATGGTGAATAACTACGCAGCCTTAATGACCGCATGGCGTTTAGTCTGCTCATTTGCAGGCATAGAAGAAGAAACTGATGCCTTCGAACGTGACCTTATTGCTGAAATGAATAGCCATATTTCAGACACCAATAACGATCGCGAACCATGGATTTGGATTGTTGAAATCATCATGGATGAAATTGCAGCTGGCCGATACGTGTACCCCTATGTATTTGAATGTGAACCCATGGCGCCCAGCGAACCTCGGTACCTATGTGTGCGGGTAAAACACATGATGTCGCACTTATCTACAAGCGTGGCCCTACGTGAAAAGTACAACAACATGCCAGTGAAAACCGCCCGTGTTTTAAAACATCAAATCGAGCAAGCAGGCGTGATGAATAACGATGGCGTGGTACGCAGCATAAACGGCACGCGACTAGGTCACATGCAGCGGTTAGATGTGAAAAAAATGGAGCAGTACGGCATTAGCGTAACTGCACCAGAAAATCTTAGACCTCCAAAGGAGCAACTTCTGTGAACGCAGCCTATTTCAACAAAACGTACCCCGAAGGTACCCAATTCAAATATTACCCAGTGAAAGGTAACTACGATTTCGAGATTGTACGAACCACTTCTCCCGCATGGAGCACCCCAAGTAATCGCCATGCATTAGTAAAAGTGACCGGCCGCCGTGGGGGTGTCTGCGTGTCCCATTTAAAAGTGAACTAACAACATAACGAGGTAACAACCATGATGGCTTTTTTACCAAACTTCGGGAGCATGCCCGTAAGCGAGAACCAGAACGTGAGCGTTATTTTAAATAACGAGCGTTTTTATGAAGGCCCCGCGAAAGACTTTAATTGGGATGATACCAGTCCCGATGGCGTTGAAGGCTGGCGGGAAATGCAACCAGGTGAACAGCTACATAGTGAGCACCGTTTACCACACCGCCAACGTCGGGTACTTAGTAAGGCAGCACAATGAACTTAATTAATGCACTACTGGCCATTTTAGGCCTTATCACAGTGGCGTCGGTTTATTTTAAAAGTGACGCACTACAAGCGTGTTTAATTCTTATTATTTTCATCATGGTTATTGTTGAACGTCGTTCTCGGCATGAGGCAACCAGTAAATTATGGAGGCGTTTAAATGGCAACCAAAGGACTAAATAACGTTCAAATAATCGGTAATTTGGGCAATGAACCCGAGCTAGCTTATACGCCTAACAACGTAGCCAAGTGCGTGGTTAATCTGGCAACCAGTGAAATTTATAAAGACCGAAACGGAAACCCAGTGGAAGACACCGAATGGCACCGGGTAATCATTTGGGGTAAGCGAGCAGAGCTTGTTCACCAGTTCAGAGCGAAGGGTGATCAGCTTTATGTTAAAGGTAAAAAGAAAACGCGCACATACCAGGACAGCAACGGCAACGACAAAAGCATTTGCGAAATTATTGTAGACCAGAGCGGCGATGTGCAGCTGCTCGGCAGAAAAGAAGCGCAAAGCGTATAACAACATGCCCGTGACCAGACGGGCTTATTCAACCAAGTAAGGAACTAATGATGCAAACTGAAACGGGTACAGCCGAAATCGTTGTATGCACAGGCCTTATTGGCGTGTGCGTTCTAGGCGTCACAGCAAACGCGCCAGACACAATCACCGGCGACATCGAGAACTGGGGCACCGACGACTGGCACGACCGCTTACCAAAGCATGTTAAGCCAGAAGAAGGTGTTTACACCATTAAAGCCGAAGTGACTTACCTAGAAGATATCGACGAATGTAAATACAACATTCTAGATACTACGTGGAAAGGCAAAGCTAACTAACCCCGTGGACCAGACGGGATAACAACCAAGGAACTAGCAATGATTGAAGAAAATCCATTTTTACAAGTAGGTTCGCTGCGCAACCGAAAGAGCAACAAGCTTCCCAAGTGCTCGAAAGAACGCAAAAAAGTAACTCGTGAACAGCGCCACCGCATTGAAGACTTTGAGATGGCAAAAAGCATGGGCTTGAATATTTCAGATTTGTACTAGAACAAGAATATATAGGAACAAGTAATGTTAAATACCATTTATTTAGATACTGAAACAACTGGGTTGGACCATAACGCTGAAATAATCCAATTAGGTATTATTGATGAAGAAGGTCGTGTGATTTTCGATAGTCTAGTCAAATGTGAGGGCGATATTCCACCAGAGGCCAGCGGTGTGCATGGGATTAAAAAAATAGACCTTGTTGATGCTCCGACTTGGCCTGAAATACACGGCAAAGTTGCAGAAATTCTTCAAAAAGCAAGCCGTATTAAAATTTACAATGCTAGTTATGACCTGCGCATGCTAAAACAAACTGCAGATAGATATTGTTTAGATTTGCCTCGTTTAGGCCTTAAAACGTTCTGCGTCATGAAGGCTTATGGCAACATGCATTTTGATGGGGAATGGATAAAGCTAACTGATGCATGTTCTTACGAAAACCTTGATGTTTTTCATATACAAGCACATAACGCTATCGGCGACTGTGAAATGACTCGGATGCTTGACCGCGAGATTTTAAAAGAAGATAGCCGCCGTAAAAAAAGAGCCGACTACAGAGAGTCACTAAAGAATAAGCGAATGGCTCTTGTTCCTTTTAATCTTTCAGATTTTCCAGATTATGGGCAGGCTTATCGTCCAACTGGTTATAAAACCATGTCACAACTAAATAAAAGAGATCTAAAGCTTTTTGAGTTCGCTGGGCGATGCTGCGACACATACGGTAACAGAGGCTATTTGTTTAAGCCGAAAGACAATGGGAATGTTAGTTAATGAAAGCTTATCTACTAATGGCCGTATGCGCCATTTTAAGCAGCGCTTGTGCTGGCGGCCTGCTGGTTGGAATGATGGTATCTGCGCGCTTGTTTGGCTTTAGCTGTGCGCACGAACCACAGTGGTTTAAAAACACAATGCAGCATTTATCAACGGGTTTATTTTACTCTGCATTGCTTGGCGTTCTATCGCTCATATTAATTACATTAAGGAACTAACAATGACCGAACCAACAATTAAATTTAAGACCGTCATCGAGTTTCACGGCATGCTACTTACCGTGATCACGTTTGAGAATAAAGATTATGTGCAACTTAAACCCATCGTGGATATGTTGGGAACTAAGTGGGATTCCGTACGAAGAAACGTGTTTTTGGGCGATAACGCTGAAATTTACGGTACACAGTTGCTATTTAAGCCCGAATTTGACGTTGTAGAACCTCTTAAGAGGTCCAAAAAATCGGTTCATATTCTACTGGAAGCAACTGAAACGTTTCTGATGAAAACAGATACCAACCGGATTCGCGCCAATGGCAACGAGAAAGCCGCTGATTATTTACTGGCCCTGCAGAAAGAATGGCGTAAGGCGTTGCACGACTACGAAACAAAAGGTATTGCTTTCAAGGCAAGTAAAGGTAGTGACTTAGTAAAGTTGGACAAAATAAAAGACCCTCACATTCGTGCCGAATATGCCAGAGACATCAACAAACGGTACGGAATGAATATTCCTATAGGCCGCCAAACAGGGATGGATGTGTAAATGACAACTAGCATACAACTAACAATTGCTGGTTGGCTTACATTGCTAGCCGACCTCATCTATGGCTTACCCACAGAATTTGGGGCGATAGCCATTCACTGCTTCATAGGCGCTATGATTCTTGTTGAAATTGAAAGGAGAACCAAAGTTTGACACCCGAATGAAAGTGAGGTTGAGTGTCATTTTTTGGAGGGTTAAAAAAATGACACCATGGTACATAAAAGCTAAAGATTTATATGGGGATCAGTTACTTTACCTTTCTAAACTAGCAGATAGTGCTTTGTATGCCGAGAGAGATGAAGATTGCTTTGGTTTTTTATGGAATACGCTGAGCTTTTATAAAGAAGACGATTTCTTGGCTTATGATTCAGCGGAAGTTGATTTTGAAATGGCGGTAAAACTTACCAAAGAGTTATCCGAACTTCCTGATGAAGATAAAAGATTGATTATTCAATTGAACGTGAATATTGAGAAGCAATAGTAGAACTTGACAATAAATTACTTCGGGGCTAGTCTGCTTCGTGAGGCTTCAAAACCTTTTACGTAGCGGATACCGCACCCGATAGACTCGCGGTTTTTTTGTGTCTGTAATTAGGCATCTGTAACTCCCATCAATTCAATGACGGGAGGGGCTGGTTATATAAAACCCTTAGGGGAAAAGCCAACCGCAGCGCTACGTAGCTGTTTTGAACCTCCCGTCGCCCTATTTGGGTACATTCAAAAAAATAGCGTAGGTAAAAACATGAACAAATCTATACAGCAGTCTCTGCAATCAATTAGCAACCCATATAGCTTTTCTGGCCATGAAGTTCGTACTGCAACGGACGAAAATGGAGAACCTTGGTTTTGTGCAAAAGACGTTTATGAGGCGCTAGGAATCCAGTGGAAAAATAGGTCTGGTAGCCTGACAAGAACACCAGAAAAGTGGATTAGCACCTGTTATCTTCAGGGGCTAAGTGGCAATGGAGAAGTTATTTTCATCAAGGAGCCTGCTGTTTTTCAGGCCACCTTTCGGTCGAATAAACCTGACGCCATAAAATTTACAGAATGGGTGTGCGAAGAAGTACTCCCTTCTATTCGTAAGCAAGGTTACTTCGGTACATTGCCAGCCAAAGACCTTATTGCGCTGCGCAACCAAAAAATCAAACTCATTCAGGAATTAGTGAGTTGCCGTGACCGGTTTGCAAAAAGCGCCTATATCACCACGCTTCGTAACATATGTAACCAGTTAGGCGAACCTATGCCAAACACTGACTTATTAGGCCAGCAGCTTGAATTGGAGGTTTAGCATGAGAAGTCAAAGCCGATATCAAACCGCCTACGAGATAAGTGAATACCTGAAAGGGCTACAAAGTTTGTTCGAAAATATGGACGATGGCCCAGTAGAGCATTTACAGGCATTTCAGATGGTGCAGCTGCTTAAACCAGCCACCGAGAAAATAGAAATACTGGTAAAAGCCGAACGCTAAACAAACGAAAGTCCACAAATTAATGTGGGCTTTTTTATTGCGCTTTTTGTTTTGAGTGTATTACTCTGATTTTTTAAAATATGAGTAAAAATTATGGAAGATGAATATCAAAACAAATACGACAACCAATCAATGGTGCCAGATGGACTAAAGTTTGTAGCTTTTTTAATGCTATTTATTTGCTCAGTTTTTGCCTTTGTATTTCTCCCTGAATATGAACGCGGACAAGAGAGAGAACTTATTCACTATATTTTTTCGTTGTCCTACATGCTTACTGGTTTGTTCCTTTCCTCAATAATATTTGGCATAGCATTTATTTGTGAGTGCTTAGATAAAAGTGCTAGAAAAGAGTCTAACGAAACTAATTGATTAACCGTTCGCACTGCTCAATCAGGCAGTGCAAAGCAGCTGTGTGGTCGGTACCGGTTTCTTCCATACTAATAAGTATTGTTTTAATAGAGGCGAGTAGGCTTGATAGAATAAATGTGTCGTGCTGCATGTTTAATTCCTTTTACTGCAATGGCGCGTATTTATACTATCAGTCTGTAGTTGTACGATCTGTTAATTCAAATCCACATTACTAATCGGTTTGTAATAACCAAGTCAATTTTTATTCTTTTTGGCAAAAAATTAAAGACAGTGTGTACTTAGAAAATCTATCTAACGTATTAAATCTAACATGATGTTGCCTACATACCCCGCACCACATTTGAATAGTTTTAAGCTTTAACCCCTCAATAGCCGAAGGCTTATTGTTCTCTATAGCAACCACTGTTTCCCTGCTCATTCCCAGCGCATCTGCTATTTGTTGTTGTGTTAATCCAGCCTCCCTGCGTAGAACTCGCAATTGCATACCATCAAAAGATGGTGGCAGGCGTTTCATCAGTACCTCTACGTTTTAGCTAAGTCCGAACACCTAAAGCGAGGCGTTCGAGCATTTTGGGGGTATTTTTCACATTTTACTGGGGGGCGCAACCATTGGACATTGGACATTTTAACTAAAACCAGCGTTTAATCACCCTAAGCTTATAATATATATAACTAATTTTTTATTGCGCTTTTTATTGCTGTCAGTTTTTATGCTTAAACTGTCAGTTTTCGTTCCATTCCTGTCAGTTTTCACATTTCTGCCGCGTTTCAACTTCACCTTATTATTTTATTTTTTCTTTAAATAATAATTAGATAGATAGATATAGAGAAAAGTCCAAATGTCCGTTTTCAAATAAGGTACTGGTCGGAACTGTCCGAAAAAAATTGGGGTGATCGGTTTTTTCGGACAGTTTTGGACAGTGCTTTGCCCTTGTTCTGCGTGGCTTGTAGCGATAAAAAGGGGGAAATGTCCGGTTGTCCGTAAGAATATGCCCCTGGGAACCTTTTAAAATGAAAAGTTTGGTTAAAGAGTGGTTGCAGTTTAAACAGCTGAACGAAGGGCGATCACCTGAAACAATAAAGAAGTACGCTTATTACCTTGTTCTTTACCACACCTACTGTGAAGAACATTTGGTTAATCCATTTGAAATTAAACCGGGTAATTTAGAGCAGTTTACTGGCCTTTACTTACATCAAAAGAAACTGGTGCCACAAAGCCGTCGTACTGCTGTTGCCGCATTAAAAGGGTTTTATGCTTATTTGTCGGACAATGGCCATATAGCTACAGACCCTACTCTTACGTTAGCGTATCCGGCCACGGCGCAAAAAATTCCCGTCGCCATGGGTTTGAAGTATTTTGAAAAGCTGCTCCAAAGCTGCGACCTTGAAACTTTCACTGGGGTTCGAGACGCGGCTATCATCGCATTAATGGGGGGCTGCGGCTTCAGGTTGGCTGGTGTCGTCAATATGAACGTATCTCATATTGTGAGTTATGAGCATGATGATTCGGAGCGCTTAGCCGTTAGAGTAGTAGAGAAGGGTAGTAAAGAACGACAGGTGCCATTGCCGCTCGAGGCGCAATTATTCTTACGCGTTTATATCGGACACCCAGAATTACGCCATATCAACCGTACGCTACCCAATGGTGACCAGGTTTTATTCGTTAGCACTCAGAATCGTCTATGCCCGCCCTGGGATTATTATGGCGAGAATCGCCGCATTTCAAGGCGTACTATTCAGAAAATGATTAAGAGAAGGGGCTTATCAGCCGGCGTTCCTGCAAATCAGAGTCATCCCCATGCGCTTCGCCATCTAACTGGCACTGAGTATGCGGAAGAAGACTTAGATATCATTACTAGGCAAACGCTACTAGGCCATAGCGACCCTAAAACCACTGAGATATACACACAGTTAGCGTTACGCAAACTGACTAAGCAAGTAGACAAAGGTAACCCCCTCAGCAAAATAGCCACTGCAGTAACCCCCCTTATTAACGCCCTTAACAAATAACCTACCGCTATGGGCTCTGCCCATAGCAATAACACCATCTCTCATTTCAGAGACTGTCTTTCCCTATATATCAGACCGCATTCAACTTAAGTTCAACCCAGAGAAACGTCCATTTGGTTTGTTATTGGTGCGTGGAAAAGACATTATAGGAACCTACAATTAACTGATAAGCAATGTATGAGGGTGTGCGCAGCAACCCTTGAAACTCACTCTAATAACGGACAATAGCATTTAGGTGCACGGAAATAGTTACTGCGCTTAATATACAAAATACGCAATACACAAATAGGCAGACACGATAAACCAGTACCTGCAGCGATACTCATTTAACAAAAAGCGCAATAAAAAATAGAAATACAGTTTAAAACCTTTCAACTGTACGAATAATCTGCAAGACAACCCTTTAATTGATTACTATTAGAGGGGGTGGGGGCTCGGCAAGCATAAAGGCCTTTTTGATACGGGTAGGGTGGGTACCAGCATATCTGCACTACTTTTAAATTCTGTTATAGGGCAAAAACCAATGAGTGAAAACTTAACAGAAATCCAAGCGTTAAAGATGGATGAACTGGACAAACTAAATTTGCCTAAATTTTGGCGAGAAATTGCAAATATCGCGGGCCCCGAAATGTTCGTGAAAATTTGGCATGTTGCCAGCAGTCCAGAAAACCAGTGGAAGCAAGATAAAATATATGTACCTTCCATAAAGAAATACCAGGAATACCAGTGCGTACAAATAATAAAACGCTTCATAGAACAAAAAATGTCGTGCTGTGACATATCCAAAGAACTAGAAAAGCACGGCATATCCCGCTCAACTGATACAATCAGACGAATTGCGAAAAAGTACGACCTAGGGGACGTTCCCCTGCGATAGTGATTTAGGAACTAACAAAATGACCACTTGTGTAATTTATGCGCGTGTTTCCACAGCGAAACAGGCGGAAAAAGAACTGCCCGTACAAAGCCAAATAGAGAAATGCAGAATTCACGCTGAAAGCTTAGGTGCTGAGGTAAAAAAAATATTTACCGACGAAGGTATTTCTGGCGCCTCTGATAATCGCCCCGCGTTCCAACAGGCTATTTCTTACTGCGAAAATTTCGACGTTGACTACTTTATTTGCTGGAGTACTTCCCGTTTTGCCCGAAATGCGCTCGAAGCAAAGTTAAACAAGCGCCGTTTAGCAACAAGTAATACCAAGGTGGGTTACGTATCGCAAAACATCGACACAGGCGATTCAGGCTTTATTTACGAGGGTATGCTAGAGCTGTTCGACGAGTATTATTCCCGCCAGGTATCACAAGACACCACACGCTCGATGATAGCGAATGCTCAGAGAGGATATTTTAATGGTGGTTTTCTTACCTACGGCTATCAGCTGGAGAAGGTACTGGGCGAAAAAAATAAAAATCGTTTAATTCCTAACCCTATGGAAGCGCCAACGGTTAACAGAATTTTCGAATTAAAAATGTCGGGGTACGGCGGCCGACAAATAGCTGAATTATTAAATGCTGAGGGACGATTAAACCGCGGAAAAAAATGGAATAAAACCTCTGTGTTAGTGCTGTTACGTAACGAACGTGTCGTGGGCCGTATTGCTTTTGGTAAAAAAAGCAGGGCCGGCGCATTACCTCGCTCTGAATGGATCCTCGTTGATAGCCACGAACCCATTGTAAATTTGGAACTGTACAACGCAGTGCAAAAAACCATGGATGAACAAACCCCTGCAGCGTCAAAAGATGCGGGCTCACCTAAAAGTACTCGTTTTTTTACCGGTATTTTGAAATGTGGGAAATGTGGCAAGTCGATGAGGATAGAAAAAGCGAAGGGCGCCACTAAAAACTATTACTACTACAATTGCAGCACGAAACAGCAAGGCAGAGGCTGTGAGAATCGTAGAATCAACTCAGACATATTCGACCCTTGGATGACTGACTTAATCTGCTCAGAAGTGCTTACAGAGCGAAATTTGAAAGACCTGTTACTGCAATTAAACGACCTATGCGGTTCTTGGGCACAGAAAAAGCGCGACCGATGCAATGAAATTATTCAGCAAATTAGGGAGTATGAACGAAAAAACTCACGACTTTATGAATTACTCGAAGCTGATAGTGGAGATTACAACCTACAAGATTTAGCCCCGCGCTTGCGCTCCAATAATGAAACGGTTCGAAAACTAAACACCGAACTTGCCCTGGCTGAAACAGAGAAACCACCAACGTTGGAAATATCAGAGAGTGACTTAACAGAATTAAGTGAATTGCTTACCGATATTATTAAAACAACGAATAACCCGGGTAAAGTTCGTGAATTTTTCAAAACCTTTATAGACAGTATAGTTTTGCAAGGTAATGAAATAACAGTGAAATACAGGCCTGAGGCACTTATGTCTGTGAACTCTGAAGTAGTTCCCAGTGAAGAAAAGTGGCTCCCCGAACCCTCCTTACTGGGAACTATCAGAGTGCCAATGGTCGTTTTTAAGCGTAAGTTGCCGCCACGCTTAAGAATTGCAGCATAATCGTGCAAATTTTGAATAGTTCCCCCCTAGATAAAACTTGCCCTAGTGCTGCGCCCCGCAGTGCACCAAAATGAAGCCATGAAGAAGGATAAAAGCAAGTTCTTAGAGCCTCGGAAGGACATTACGTTTCGATGTGATGCGTGTCGTCATGTGTGGGACAGCGAACCAGAAGAAGTAATTGATGATGCAGATTTGTCTCATCCTTACCGATATTTCGCTATTTGCCCTACTTGCCATTCCCGATCGCAGCAAATCCCATGGCAGCGAGGTCTTTTTAGTAGTTATGTGAAGTCTACGGGGCCAAGAACGTTAGAAGGCAAAGCGGCTTCCTCTGCTAATTTAGAGGGCCATCCCACGCCAGAAGAAGCGTTGAGAACTAGATTTAATGCGTTGAAACACGGCGCTGCAGCTAAGCAAGCGTTATATTTCCCTGCGAGGCCAGGTAAATATGATGCATGTGGAACTTGCGATATAGATTTTGACTATTGTTCGTCCCAAGCTGCCTGCACCAGAAAAACAGAGTTGTTCATGCGGCATTTAATTGCCATTGAGTCACACGACCCCAAAATGCTGCGCGAACACCAAGCTATGGTTCAAGCTAACTTTGCCTCGCTGATGGATGACATGCTTATCAGCGTTATCAATAAAGGGGTAATGCTAGAAACCCCAGCCTATGCGTTTGATAAAGATGGCGGCTTTCATTTGGCTAAATACACAGATGAAGCAACCGGCCAATCAACTCAAATAATGGATGCAAAGGCAAACCCCCTCTTAAAACCCATATTTGACCTTATGAGCAAAAACAATATGTCGTTGGCCGACCTGGGTATGACGCAAAAAGTTCAAGATGAGAATGAAGTGCAGATGGGGCGGTTACAGCAAGAGGGTAAAGATAAACAGAGCTTATCTGACTTCCAAAATAAGCAGAACGAATTACTCGCTGGCCTTCGTGAGAAAATAGTGAATTCACAAAATTCTTTAAAGAACGATGAAATTCTCATAGAACATAAAAAAGCAAACGGCGATGGCTGAACGTACCACGGCCAAAGAGAGGCGAAAACTACAGCATTTAGCAGAAACGGAAATACTCCGTTTTAATGGTGATCATGCTCTATGGCATAAGCATGTGCATGATATAACGCTTGACCCTATGCAAGTGCTTAAGTGTTACGAAATGGATAAGCACCCCAATACTATCGATAACAGTTGTCGTCGAACGGGTAAAACCGCAGTAAAAGAAATGTGGAACTTAAAGTACTTGGCAACCAACGCTGACCAAGAACTGGGAATCGTTGCGCCCAAAGAAGCCCAAAGTATCGTTAATTTAAATTACCATTTGGACGCTATCCGTCGTTCTGAAATACTGGGTAACTTTATAGATTACCGTAACGGCCGCAAGCAGATGAGCGACACCTACTTTCGCTTTTGTAACCGCAGTATTGCACGTGGGTACGGTATATTTTCACAAATTGATGGGGGAGATTTAACGTTAGCCTCTATTGAAGAAGTGGATGATTTAGATCAAGAGCGCCTTAATTCTCGTTTTCTACTAACCATGGGCTCTACACGCCGTTTGGGTGCGGATGAAAATGCCAAAAATGAACCAATTATAAGAATTACAGGGGTATTTAAAGGTGCGTCTGTATTATCGAATCTGTTAGAAACTAACAAATACCACATGTTACCTACTGTCGATTGCCATCTAGGCGTAGAACTTGGCATATTGAATGGCAAATTTATTGACGATATGAAAGTGCAGCTATCACCAGAAGAGTACATACGCCAGCTGCTGTGCATTAATACCAGCTCAACTAACTTGATATGGGAAAAGTACATTCGAGCTGCCATACAAATGGGTGCTAAAACAAATATTGAAATGGTGATCCCCGAACCTGGTACACGTTACCGCAAACGTGGATTACTCAGCTTTGGCTACGATGCTGCAGGGCATGGTGAAAGTGCTACTGCGTCGAAACATGCATTCATCGTTACAGAGCAAGTGGGAAACTATGTCGTAGTTTTATTTGCAAAAACATGGGCAGCCGGCACAGATGATTCAATAGTGAAAAATGACTTGCTTGCGTTTTGGCGATACTTTCGACCCGATTATGCCATTGGTGATGCCTACGGTTTGGGGATGCTAACGCAGCTTAATCACGATTTATTTTCAGAAGGCCTTACACAAGTTGATATCAGGGCAGTAAATAACGGCGAGTCTAACGCAACCTCTTGGAATGAATGGGCTTTCGCCCCTCTACGCTTTGAGGGCTCTATCAAGCACAGTATGGCACAAGCGTTAAGGGGCATTTTTCACCACCAACATGCGGTTATTCCTTACGTTGACCACCTTGAACCAGTCGGTTTTGATATAGACAGCCTTGCCGTTAAAGATATGAAAACATTTATTACGCAGCTATCGAATATTAAGCCAGAAGAAACCAGTAAAAGTTACTCAAGCTACGTTATGGTGCTGAAGAAACTTGGCGATGATTTATTTGACGCTGCAATGGCTGCTGTATGGGCACTTGCTACGCGTGGCCAACCCAAACCTGCAGCATCAGTACTTACATCTTCAAAAAGCCGCGACGAACTGTTGGGCGCCACCATTTTATTACCAGGGGTATAGCAAGCATGGGAATTCTTTCAAAAATAAATAGTGCGCTAGGCCGTCACTCTAATTCGGCCGACACGGTAAGCAAAAGCGAAGAGCCCCAGCACAAAAATAATACTCGCAGTGGCACAACGGTAAATTCTGAAAATATCGCGGAGCGAATTTACAATGAACTGTATATATCCCCAGATTATAAATTGTCGGTTTATAACATTCGTGAAATGGACCGCGTAGACCCTCGCGTGAAACGCATACACCGAAAGATGGCTAGAGATGCTACAAAAAACGGCATACGTCTGCAGTGGGAAGGTAAAGAAAGTGAACGTGTAACCCGTTTGTTTAACGAATTTAAACTTCGTCTTGGTTTGAATAATCCACAAAAGCTGCATTCAGATGCCCGTGGTGCTGCTATGGAAGGCTCATTAGCTATGCAGTGGGTGGTCAATGATAAACGTAATGTAGTCTCGGGCCTGCGAATGCCAGCAGAAACAATTTTACCGGACACGCTACCCACAGGACAATTGAAGAGCATAGCTTCTGCATATAAGCAATTAGACCCAGTTGGGGGGTATCAAATAATTGCAAACTTTGCGTTTTGGCAGCTATCAATGGTGCGCATAGACCCAGATAACTACGACGATTTCGGTTGTCCTGGTCGACCGTATTTAGATGCAACACGAAAAACGTGGCGGCAACTGCAAATGACAGAAGATGATTTGGTTATTCGTCGTAGAACACGAGCACCGCAGCGCTTCAGTCATGTTTTAGATGGTGCTACTGCCGAAGAACTCGCCAAATATAAATCTACAATAGAGAGCAATAAAGGGTTAATGACCACCGATTTTTATGCCAACCACAAAGGTGGTGTAACTGGTGTGAATGGTGACGCAAATTTAGACCAAATCAACGATGTGGTGCATTTGCTCGATACATTTTTCAGCGGTGCGCCCGCCCCCAAAGGTTTATTTGGCTATTCTGAAGGCCTGAGTCGAGACATTTTAGAAGACTTGAAAAAAGACTATTTTGAAGAAATTGAAGGTCTGCAAGACACGATTTCCCAAGTGTACTTTGAAGGTTTCCGTCTGCAGCTGCTGCTTGCGGGTATTAACCCCGATTCCTACAATTTTAATGTTCAATTTACCGAGCGCAAAACAGAAACACGAAATCAGAAAGCCGACCTTGCACTGAAATATCAGGCGCTAGGTGTGCCAGATTCATTGGTATGGGAAACGGCAGGGTTTGAACCTGCGTATGTTATGGATAAAATTAAAGACCAAAAGCGTAGTGGTGATCCTTATCCTGGCGAAGAAGACGATGAGGATGGAACATCCACTAATGACAATCCCAAGCCACGTGTTACGGTAACGCCTAACAATCAACCTAAAGGCGAGTCAGCCACTTATGTGCAAAATGCTTAAACCCATTGCTGATAACGTGGTGGTCACTGATGAACGCCCAGCTAAAACGTCGAATACCATTGCTGTCATAGACAGTCGGCCTTCGAATCAAGCCACAGTTTTAGCGGTAGGTAAGGGGAGAGTGTTGGGCAACGGTAGACGAGCCCCTATGTTCGTGAAGCCAGGTGATAGGGTGTTATTGGGTAGGTATGCTGGTTATCGTTATGAGCTTGATGATAAAACAGTACGCATACTTTCTATTAACGATGTACAAGCTATATTGTGAGTGAATGATCATGAGCGAGTTATCAGCTAAGAAAGCGATTATAAAACGCGCCCAAGCTCTCGCTTTAAAAGAGTATTTAACGTTAGATTTGGCCACCCTTGCCACGTTGAAAGAATATTACGAAGCAAGCTTAGAAGAAACGGTGGCTTTATTAGTTTTTTATGCTGACTCAATCGGCATTATTCGACTTCAACAACTAAGCGCATTACGCCGTGATATTGAAAGTGTGCTGTTGAATTTATCTCGCCTGCAAACAGAATTATTAAATGCTAGTTTACGGGAGTCAGCCACCATTGGTACAAAGCCTTTCTTATCGTACTCTGGCACCGAAGCTGCTCTTGATATCAGTCAGCGCACAACCCGTTTTGTTAAACAGTTCACTGGTGAAGATGGGCTTCAATTATCTGATCGCATTTGGATTATTAACGATAACCATAAAAATAAGGTTATCCGTGCTATTAACAGTGCAGTTATTCAGGGCAGTTCTGCCAGTGAAGCCGCAGCTGCTTTAATTGCTAACGGTGAAATACCGCCTAGTTCTTTACAAGCAAAAGAAAAAAACGCAAGTAGCGATAAAATAGGCAAAGTATTAAAAGCACAAGGTACCGACGAAGATGCCGCTTATTGGCAAGCCAGACGCTTATTTAGAACTGAAATAAACAGAGCTTATGGAATGTCGTACCAAAATAGTTTGCAAGACGATGATGATGTTATCGGTACCCGATTTGTATTGAGCCCTAACCATCCTAGGGTGGATATTTGCGATATGCATGCAAGTGTTAACCGTTATGGCTTAGGCAGAGGCGTTTACCCAAAAGGTAAGAACCCGTGGCCTGCGCACCCTAATACTTTAAGTTATGTAGAAGCGGTATTTGATGATGAAGTATCAGCTGAAGACCAAGCTGGTAAAGAAGACCGAATTCAATGGTTAAGTAATCAGCCTGGTAATATTCGAGTGGGCGTACTGGGCGTATACAAGAACAACTTACTTCAAAACGACCAGTTAAAAGAAACCATGATCAAGTCGAAAGTCAAAACCCTTAAAAAACGCTTTGCATAAAAGTTTGCCCTAACCTTGCACTAATAGCCGCTCTAAACTTTCTATTGTCAGCAGCAAATCATTAAAAATGGAAAATTAAATTATGAACATGAAATTTTTTGACTATGAGCATCTTCCCTCCAAATTACAGGCGGTAAGCAAGCCTGTTGGTGATTTAGCACGTCAAATGAATGAAAGCTTACCAGACGGAGCTGAGAAGAGCGCAGGCCTTCGAAAGTTATTAGAGGCCAAAGATTGTTTAGTACGAGCAGCTTTGGGCTAGCACTTTCTTTTTTGCCCTAACGCTGCGTTTCCCCCCCTGCCACACTGAATCTAGGTTAAATATAGTTAAGTGTGGACATGAGCCGACACAACCGAAAAATCCAATTGGACGCACCTGCAGCTACGCGAACGGTGCGCTTTCTAGCCGCTGCAGTGTCGGTGGATGCCGACCAACAAACCAGTGTGGTTACTATTACTCGTACGGGCCGTTTCTATGACCCTCGTTACGGCAATTTTGAAATTAACACCACAATGCTTCAAAGCATGGTTGAGAATTTCAATGCTGGCGTTTTCGGGCAAGATATTTTCATAGACCGTGCTCATACCCCCAGTGATGGTGCAGCCGGCACAATTACACGCTTATTCCTGGATGGGAACAAACTGCGTGGTGAAGTAGCGTGGACGAACTTTGGCCAAGAGTTAATCAAGGACAAAGGTTATCGCTATTTATCAGCGGAATTTATTGAAAATTTCGTCAGCAACGAAGAACCCCATACTGAACATGGCCCTACCTTATTAGCGGCAGGTTTAGTGGTTCGCCCCTGTATCAAAAATCTAGACCGTGTAGAGCTATCAGAAAGTGAAGACTTTGATGGCATACAGCTAATTTCACAGCAGCTGGCGGTTAAACTATCTGAGGAAATAAACGTGGAAAAGTTACTCGAGTTATTTAGAGCTGCGCTTGCTAATAAAAAGCTTAGTGAGCAGGCCATAAGCAAATGGGTAGAAACGGCTAAGAAAGTGCTAGAAGGCACTTCTGATGAATCACAACAAAAGACCCTTATGGCGAACTTGCAAGAAACCGCATTGGCGCTTGCTGAGTCTGCGCCAGGTTCAGTTCCTAACGTTACCGTTAATACTTCAACTGGCCTAACGGAAGAAGGTGTTAAGGCTCTTTTTGAGAAACTAGAAGCCGACAAAGCGAAAAAACTTTCCGATACTGAATCTAAAAAAGCCGCTAACGTAAAACTGTTTACCGAAAAGGTAAATGGTGTTGATGGTTTGTCAGATGGCGTAAAAACAAAGTTACTTGCGTCTGCAGACTTAATTACTGCAGATATGAGCGAAGCCCAAGTTAATGCGTTAGCAACGCAGCAAATTACGTTGGGTGAAGAGTTAGAGTCGCAAACTAAACTCGCTGGTATGGGTTTCTCTGGTCATCAAGGCGCGATGGGTTCAGTAGTTTTAGCATCTGGCCACAATGTAAATGCAATGAAGCTTGCCGAAGATGTGCGTAAGCAGCTTAAGTTAACCTCATCGTTTTCTAACAAATCAATTCGCCTTTCTGAGTCTGTCGATCCGTTCGTCGATAAAGTGCTAACGTTGTTTGATGGTCAGTATAATCAGCAACTAAACCGTGAGTATAAAGTACTTAATGGTGAAGAAGGCAGTATGTCAGATACGTCGTTACCTTATGCGTTTCGCCGTGAAGTGATTCGTGAAGCCCTGCACGATATGTCTGTACTACAGCTAGTTGCTACCAATACAGACCCTGGCGCTCAAGGTGTTACACAAGTGCCTTATGAAGAACGAAAAGCGTTTTCAGGTCGCAAAGACGGCTTAGTATTTGAACGTGGCGGTATTCCAAAGGCCGGTGTTATACAGAAAATGGATATGGCATATATCAATGCGATGAAAATTGCGTTTAATGTGTCTAACGAAATGATGCATTTTACCCGTGTAAGCGGTGTTAATTGGGATGCATGGGGCCGTCATGTAGCAACGTGTTCACGCATTCTTCGTGAAATTGTTGTGCAAAGACTGGCGAATGAAATGCTACGTATGTCCGATAGCTTCGGTGCAGTACCGGTTACGTCTGAAAATATTGCATCACAGCTAGATGGCGCTAATACAGTGCTAAAAACGGCTGTATTCCCAGTGGTTCGCCCACATCAAGTGTATGACCTACAAGGTAACCCTGTGGGCTCAACGACTAACCCCATTGTTATTAGTTTTGGTGGTACTGAAATCGAAGCCTTCGATGGTACGGGTGCACAAGCTTCTGGCACTTACTATGTGCTAACTAACCCTAATCTTGGCTATATTCAATTTGTTGACCAAACCGGTGAAGTAGTAGCGCCTAATGAGTCAACAGCGACCATTAGTTACAGCCAATCAACAAACGTTGCGATGTTTGATATTGATTTGCCGGCTGAAACCAAGCTAGAAGCGCACCTAAACGGTTTGTTACGCAAATTAGGTAACCGTAAAGCGCTAATGAAAGACGACCGCTACGAAGCTCCAAACTTTTTGTTAATGAGCAACACACTTAACGACGTGTGCACCAATGCTGACCAGTTCGTGGTGAGTTTGAAACGTGATGGAAGTGATACGGGAAGCATGGGGGATCTTGAAAGAGTAAAAGGCTTACCTGCTTTTTCTACCAACGCACCAGGCATTGACCTTGGTGATGAACGTATTTTGATGGGCCAAACAGGCACCACAGGTTATACGGTGGCAAAAGCGTTTGCAATTGGTGAAATGCAAGAGGGCCGCGACCCTGCAACCGGTGAACTTAACGGTACTAAAGAAGCGTATGGCGAAGAATACAATGCTATTCACACGCCGAAGCCGTTGGCCGGCCGTTATACCTCTGTTGTTGTGTATTCAGCCACAGGCCGTTAAACGCCATTAATGTAACCCATAAAAAGGGCAGGCCGATTTGCCTGCCCTTTTTTATATAAGGTACGTGAAAATGAAAAAAGCAATTACCAATACGACTGCGGCGATTATGTTTGTTGCTGGCAAAATGATTAATCCAGGTGAAACTCGTACGGTAGAAGTAAAAGAGACACCCACACCGTCTTCATTTACTGGCACTATTAATATTGAAAGTATTTTGAGTTCGCCGGTCGCCAAGTTAGATGAAGTGTTAGCCCCGCTTAAACAAGATGCGTTGCAACAGTTGATTGCCGCTGAAGCTGCAGGGCAAAACCGTAAAACGGCTATTTCTAAAATTGAGAGCGCCATTAAAGAGCGTGAATACGATAGTGAGCTTAGTGAATTTGCATTAGCCCTCTCGAGTGTAGAAGAGTTAGACCCTCTATTACTTGAAGTGGCGGATGATGAAACCAAAACCGCCATGGTTCAGGATGAAATGGCAAAACGGGCAGAGCAACTAAAGAATGACAATAAGTAAAACTGACCTTGTCGGCAGTCTTTTAGTGTCAGTATCAAGTAGCAAAAAGCTACTTGATACCACCGACACCACTTTGACTAGCACAATCGTGGATAATGCCTTAGATGCACTCAGTCGACTAGCGCCGGCTACAGGCATTGATACCATCACTTTACAGTCTGGGGTGCAGGTTTACAGCGCGCCCACTAATCTTTGGGCCTACAAAGAGACCGCGTGGGGATTTGAACAAGCAGCCGCGCCGTGGGAAGCCGGTTATATTTCACGTCTGCCTGAAGTCAGCTATAACGAAGGTTCAATATATTTCAGCTTTGCGCCAACTAGCGCCATGATTGCTAATTTAGGAAGCCGCTTTACCTACTTTTATTATGCCCGCTACCAAGTGATAAATAACGCAATTGACATAGAGCCTCGCAAGCAAGCGTTGTTATTGCTGTTGTGTCAAATGGAAGTAATGAAGCTACTGGTGCTACGTGAGCCTGGCACACAAGTTACCGTGAAAGGCGGTGCCAAATTGCAATACGGTAGTCCTGCGATAGCGCTTAAAGCCCTAGAAATTGAAGCGCGAACCATTGCTAAGTCGTTATGAATCAGTTGGCCATAGAGTTAAATACTCGCGCTTTACTGAACTACCTACAGCAAAGCGTAGGGAAAGTTGATAGTGCCGCGGCTAAAATTATACGCCGTGGCGCAAATGAAGGGGCTCGGGAAGCGAAGCGGCATGCCCCTAAAGCAGATTCAACCTTAACTAATGCCATTAATGCAAAGCAAAAAGCACTTACTCATCAACAAATCTTAGCGCCTGTTCACTATGCTAAATATATTGAAGAAGGAACCGGTAGAGGGGGGTGGGTACCAGAGCAAACAATCATGGACTGGTTAACAGTTAAAGGCATTCGCCCCGATGATGAAAACATGAGCATGGAGCAGCTTGCTTACCTTATTCAAACTAAGATTTTTTATAACGGCACACCCGCCCAGCCCTTTTTAAGCCCTGCTGCACAACATATAAAAAAAACATTGCCAGCCCTTTCTCTACGCATACTCACCGCTGAATTAGCGGTCAAAGGTGAACTGAAATGACTCCAGAAGCGCGTTTAACCGCAGTTGAAAATAATTTAAAGGCGTTATTAGGCTCAGATATCTATGTCACCCGTTCGTACAGTGATTTAGATACAAAAATGGATACTTACCCGCGTATGTACGCCATTGTATCTTCGGGGTTCCCTCAGTTCGGTAAGCTTTTCGATACTGAAGACGAAATTCATAACTTCATGATAGTGGCACAAGAGCAGGTAACCGAAGCTACTGCTGGCAGCGAAAAAGAAGCTATCGAATTTGCCATGATAGAAAACATCCGCTCCTTGGTGGCTAATGACGGACAACAAAACGCCCCGCTAAACATTGAGATTATTAGTGCTCGGCAATCTCGACAAATGGATCCTCTCTACGCTTGGGTGCTCTGTGAATTGCGCTTTAACGACCTTTAATTTTTGCCCTAACGCTGCGTTTTCCCCCCTGCCACACTGAGTACATCAGCAAAAAGGGGGCGCACATGCCTATTACAGTAACAAATTCACATGCCAAATCAGTACGTAGTGCTGGTATCGACTTTAAGCCAGGTAAAACTGACTTTCCTGAAAATCAACTTACCCAGTCGCAGTTAGCGCAAATTAATGCCGCCCCTACTTTATCTGTAAAGCAGGTTGAAGCTGTGCCTGCAAAGGAGTCTAAGTAATGAGTGCGACCTTCAAAAAATACAAAGTTAAACGTCTTCTACTCACCATGGCGGTTTTCAATGCGACAGCTGCCCCTGCGTTAACCGTTGGAGAGGATTACATTGCAGCCGGTGAAGTCGCTAAACACATTCAAACGAAGAACGCTGAAATTACCTTTGAAGTGGAAACGATTGACCGAGAGCTTGATGACGCAACGCTGGGTTACAAGCCACAATTATTAGTTGGTCAGCATTTTACGTTGTCGACAGAGATTGAAATTGCAGGTGCGGGTACTGCAGGCAACGTTCCTGCTTACGGTGACTTACTTAAAATTGGTGCGTTTTCGGAAACCGTTAACGCGGGAACGGATGTAACTTACACGCAATTAGACGATGACAGCTGGCCTGACGCGACGTTCTATTTCTATGCTTCTGGCAGAAACCACAAAGTGTTATCGGCGCAAGCGAATGTGAGCTGGACAATTTCAAACGGCGGCGTACCCACCTTTACGCTTTCGATTACGGGTACTTACGGCGGTGTACTTTCCGCGGCGATGCCTGCCCCTGCATTCTCACAAACTAAACCAGTG